ATCCCCTTGATCACCTTTATCTCCTTGATCACCTTTATCCCCTTGATCACCTTTATCTCCTTGATCACCTTTATCCCCTTGATCACCTTTATCACCTTTATCTCCCTGATCACCTTTATCTCCTTGAGGTCCTATAGACCCTTGATCACCTTTATCCCCTTTATCCCCTTGATCACCTTTATCTCCTTGATCACCTTTATCCCCTTGATCACCTTTATCTCCTTGATCACCTTTATCCCCTTGATCACCTTTATCTCCTTTATCTCCCTGATCACCTTTATCTCCTTGAGGTCCTTGGGGTCCTATAGACCCTTGATCTCCTTTGTCACCTTGAGGTCCTTGGGGTCCTTCTGGTCCACAACATCCTTCAATACCTTGATCACCTTGAATACCTTGAATACCTTGGGGTCCAATATCACCTTGAGCCCCAGAAATACCTTGAGGTCCTTGAAACCCTTGTAAACCTTGTAAACCTTGAATACCTTGAATACCAGTGGTACCTTGAGGTCCTGCGGGTCCTTGAGGGCATGGATGACACACACAAACAAAGCAATAACATTTTTGACATTTGTTGTTGCACGGATTCGGATTTGACATAATACAATATAGTCGTAAAATATTTTATGACTGGTTTAAAAAATAGTCTATATATTTAAAAAATAGTCTATATATTTAAAAAATAGTATATATATTTTTAATATTTTTAATAATAAAGTGTATAATGCAATAAATAATATAAAATATTTGCATATAAAATACAATAATTTTAAATAGTCTATATATTTTTAAACAATTAATGTAATTTTTAAATAGTCAATTTATTATTAATATATTTAACAATAAAGTATACAATGCAACAAATAATACGAAAAAAAAATTAAATAGTCTATACATTTTTAAATAGTAAATGAAATTTTTAAATAGTTAATATAAATTTAATATTTTTAATAATGAAACACAAAGTATAAATAATATAAACTTTTTTTTTGTATACGATGATTTTAAATAGTCAATATATAAATTATTTTTACTATTTTTAATAATAAAAGCATTGTGAGTTTTTTAATTTAAACAAACATTACATTCATAATAATAATGAATTTTCAAATTTCAAATCATCTTGAAGAATACGAATCTTATAAATATCAATGTGAAGACAATGGATTGTTTTCAAAATATTGGGGAAAATTATTTACTTTAGTTCAACAATATATTCCTTCATACATTCATCCAAATATTTTAACAGCAAGTAGTTTATTAGTTATATTTGCAACATATTATTTGGGAAATTATTTTGAAAATAGTTTAATATTTTCATCTGGAATTATTTATTATTTATTATCTGATGGTATAGATGGAGTTCATGCACGAAAAACAAAACAAACATCAATTATAGGAGAATATTTAGATCATGTTGGAGATACTATAATTTGTGGTTTGATATCTGACAATGTGTTAAATAGTTTAGGATTTCAAAATGATTTAATTAAAAAAAACATTGTTTTATTTACATCATTATACTTTACAAAGTCGCATTTTAATTCAATAAAAACAAAAAAAATTGCATTTGATTGGTATGAAGATGTGTCTTCTTTATTAATAATGTGTTCAATAATAAATATAGTAAAGCCAAATATATTTAATTTTACTGAAATAATATTTAATTTCATTAATAATTGTTTTTATGGAATAATTGGAAAAATAATTTCTAAAGATTTTTTTGATTTTATTATTTTTTCTTTGCCAATGTTGACAATGTACATGTCAATATTAAAAAATATTATTAAAAATAAAATAAATAATGATTATCTTATCTTAAATAAAAATGATGCAATAAATTCATACATCTATGTTTTTTATTATTTATTAAAATTAGTAGTTCTAACTTATAACATGAAATTATTTCATTTAATGCATTTTATTGATACATATTTAATGTTTTCGTTGATTAATTGCAAAATATTTGAATCACAAATTGATTATAAAATTAATGTTTTGATGTTATTATTTATAACAACTAATTCAATAATAATTTCCGCTGCAACAATATTTTTAACATATTATCTTATTTATTATACTTCAACAAAATTAACTATAAAAATAATATAATAATGATATAACTTATTTATTATTTTTTTTTATTGCTTTTATTAATTTAATTTCTTTCATTTCATTAATTTTATTTATTTCAATAGTAACAAGATATTGTAAAAGCATTAGATTATCAATTGCTTCAATAATTTCTATATTTTTTTCAGAATTTAAGTGTTCATTTGAAGGTGTTGAAGATTTTGTCTTCGAATGCATCATAATATATTATTAGAAAAAAAATAGTCATTATTTTTAATATAGTCGATATTAAAAAAAATAGTCTATATTAATAAAAAAATAACATAATTTTTTAATATTAATAAAAAAATAACATAATTTTTTAATATTAATAATTATTCTTCAAATTGTATAAATTGTATAAATTATTTCAATGTTTTGTAAAATTCTTCTTTTGATAAGACTTTAACACCTAATTCTTTTGCTTTTTTAACTTTACTTGAACTTTCGTCAGGATTTGCAGCAATAAGATAATCAGTATTTTTACTGACAGCTGTTGTTATTTTCGAATTAACAATTTCTAAATCACTTTCAATATCTTTGTCTCTAAAGCCAGTGAACACAAAAGTTTTATTTTTATATTTTTCAATTTTTGGATTTTTTAGTTTTGCTTTTTCTTTTGTTTGTTTTTTAATTAAATCAGGTTTTAATTTTAATAATTTGTTGTAAAAAATTATGAAATCATCAATACTGCTCATTATTTTATTAGTTGTTTTATCACTAAATCCATTCACAGTATTTATTAACTTTTTTGTATGATTTTTTCCTTTATTTTCATAAATAGAAATAATATTTGGATAATCATCTGTTATTGCCTTGAATTTTCTGTTTCCAAGTCCTCTTCCCAAAATTTGAGAAGCTTTCATAACTTCATGCAATTCTCGGTCTTTCAAGCCGTTATCTATATTTTTATATATTTTAGTGACAGATGTTTTTCCCATACCTTCAATATCATATAAATCTTCCTTGTCTGCTTTCAATATTTTAAATATATCATCATAACCTTCGTCAACCATTTTTTCTAAAGTTCCTTCTCCTAATTCTTTTATTTTAAAAGTATCAAAAAACATCATTAATTGTTTGACAATAACTTTATTTTTATTTTTTTTGCTAAGATTTATGGCTATTGCATCAACTCCTGATTCACTCCATTTATAATCCATGTCTGGCATTTTTGGTTTTCCTATACTGCTTGGTTTTATTATTTTATGAATATTTGGTATTATATCATTGGCTTTAATCATTTGAACAACAGTTCCAACATTAATATTATTATCAAAAATATATTTTGCATTGTTTGCAGTTGCTTTTGTTATATCACAATCAAGAAGTTCAATAGGTTCAATAATAACAGTTGGCTTTAAATATTTATCTTTGGATAAAACCCATTTAACATCTGTGACCATTGATTCCATTATTTGGTCTGTCATTACTTGTTTAAATGAAAAAGCATAACGAGGATTTTCATTTTGTTGAACATATATTTGTGAATTATCAACAACAACCATTCCATCTATTTGATACTCGTAATCGTCTCTTCCTTCAGACAATAATTTTGATAAATATTTTGTCGTTACTTTTTTCTTTATTTCATGTTTAACAGTAATCATCTTTTTCTTTTTTTCTAAATAATTCATTTGTTCAGATATTTTCATATTTGGACTTAGGACCCAATACATCACAACATCAACATATTTTAATATTTCTTCGTTTGGTATTTTGTTATTAAATAATCCAGACACAACATTTCGTGATTGTTTATATTTTCTATTTTTTATTGATTTGTCTGTTTTTTTATTTTCTTCAAGTATTTTTTGTACTTTTTTAAATTTCTTTTTTGTAAATACTGCCTCTCCTCTGACTGCATCCCCATCTTTTAAATTATCAATATTGATATTAATATATTTAATAAATCTCGTCAAATCTTCTGCCTCAACACTATCACCTCTTCTGTACATATTTACGACTCCTTTATTTTTTGTAATTAAAATAGACATTCCGTCCAATTTATACGATAATGAATAATCTCCTGGATATTTTTCTATCCATCTATCAAATTCTTTCATTGATGGTTTTATTTTATCTAAACTACCCATATAATATGGAAGTATTACTTTTTTAGCACCTGGTTTTAATTTTGCACCAACTGGTAATTTTTTTCCTGATATTTTTTCATAATGTTCTTTTATGTGATCAAACACTTCATCTGATAGCAAAGACTTTGATTCGTTATAATATTTGTTTGATAGGTAATTTAATACATTTAGTGTCTTTTTTTCTGTTAATTTATCCAGAATACTTAGATCCTTTATTACTTGTGTAATTATTTTTTTAGTGTTTTCATCGCTCATATGTATATATTAAATTAATATTGAAATGTTTTTATCAATTTTTAATATTATTTAAAAAAATTGATATTTATTTGGCAATATTAATAACAATAAAAACAACAATTGTAACTGTGTATTACACTAAAAATGGAGCATATTGCAGGAACAAACACTATTGTGTTTTCTAGTCCCATCAATGACGAAAGTGCAATAAAATTAATAAATAAATTATTGACACTTGAAAGTGAAATCAAAAATAAAACAAAAAACTTAAAACGTAAATTTGATGATTTTGAAAAAAGTAAAGAAACTAAAGAAGATAAAGAATATAAAAATGCAGAAATTAAAATGGTTGTTAATGTTGAACCAATTATATTACGTATAAAATCAAATGGAGGAGCTGTGCACAGTGCATTTTCAATTATTGATACAATTAACGGAATGGATGTTCCAGTGCATACAGTTTGTAATGGATTAGTTGCATCAGCAGGAACATTAATTAGTTTAGCTGGTAAAAAAAGAATGATGACAAAAAATGCATATATGCTTATTCATGAATTACGTTCAGGAGTTTGGGTAGCGAAGCAACCTTGCCATCTTTAGATGGACTAAGGGACATTTTCACAAATTGAAGATCATTATGAAAATTGTAATACTTTAATGGAACACCTAAAAAAATATTATATTGATAACACCAACATTTCAGAAGAAGATATTGGACAAATTCTCAAAAAAGATTTATATTGGAATGCTGATTTATGTTTAGAGAAAGGTTTGGTTCACGAAATAATTTAAAATAATTTAAAATAATTTTTATAAATTTTTAATTGAAAATATTTTTTTAACTTTACCAACCTGCATTATTTGCAGGTGCTGCAGCAGCATCCCAATTTCTTACTGCAATATCTTCTTGATCCCAAACATTAACTTCCACTGCATTAATATTTGCATCTTGATTAAGTTCATTTTCATCCCAATTACGTTCCCATTCGTGATCATCATTGTCTTCATCATCGGCTTCATTTGAAATATATTTATCTTTGTATTTCTTATCACTTCTTTCATCATAACGTTCATTATTATTAATATCTGCAACATTTTTATAAATATCTTTAAAATGTTTTATTAATAATTCATTAAAATAATTAGAAAAATTTATTTCATTATTTATATCTTCATTGTGTTGTAATAATTCATTGTATTCTTCAAAGTTTATAATTCCATGATTGCCATCAATATGTTTAATAAACTTGTTGAATCCAAATTTTTTGTACACACATTTTATTAATTTTTCCATTTTTAATATATCATTTCTCAAACAAATCCACCCGTACATATATTTATAATATTTATCTTCAATATATATTTTTCGTTCATCATTATTCATGCTTTCTTCCCAAAAACCCATTGTCAAATGTTCTTCTGTAAATTTTTTTGTAAATATTGTTGTAATTTTGTCATATATTTCATGCAAATTTTTCTGGCCATTGAAAACTATGTATTGAATTGATCTTGTAATAAATTGTGATGTATTTTTAAAAAAATCATTATCACTCATATTATTAATATATTTATCAAAATTTTCTTCTAATTTGTGACTGTATTTATATTCTTGCATTATTTTAATACATGTCCTTAAAATACAAGAAAATAATTGTAAATATTGTTTTTTCATTGATTTAATGTCGTGATTCGAATAAGTAAATATTTTTAATAAAGCCACAAAATATATATTATCGTAATTTTTGTCATACTCTGACACATGAACTTGATTAATAATAGATAAATAATGTGAAGATATTGATCGAAACATTTTCCAGTGAGATTCGTTGAAATATATCGGCAAAATACAATTTTTATTATTATTTTTATTATCATTGTTTTCTATTTTAAAATTATTAATGTCAATTTTGTCAAATTTTGATATATTGTCTGATAATAAATCATTATAATCGCACATTGACATCCAATCCATTGCCACGTTTTTTATTTTATTTGATTCAGGATAATTTGTATGATTTATTAAATTATTTTTAAATTTATTAATGTTTCCGTTGCAATTTGAGTTATAATCTATTAGTACGCCATATATTCCACAATCATTATGTTCATCAATTATATTAGATAATGTTAATGTCGACGTTGTAAACTTGCAAATATGTTCTTTGTCATCAATTTCTTTGTGATTAAATTTATTTAAAATTACTTTATTTTTTTTCAAGTCTGCATTTTTATTTTTTATTGAAAATAAATTCTTTTCATAAATTTTTTCGTAAAACGTTGCACATGATTCTATGTTTTTTTTATTTGGAATAGTATTGTCGCAAACAATTTCTACTTTGTGTCTGTCAGGCAAATTTTCTTGCAAAATCAACATAATATTTTTTTGAAAATTTGTCATGAAATTGTTAACACAACTGCAATTATCAATATTAATTTTAATTTTTATTATATCATTAACTTCTTTACATAATTCATCAATTTTAATTGAGTCAATATTATCATTGGCTTCTTTTTTGTTTTTTAAATATTCGGAAATTTTGTTATCAATTTGTTCAAGTAATCTTATATAATTAAATAAATCATCATTGTTATTTATTTCGGTAATTAATTTAAATTTGTTAATATTTTCTGCATATGTTTCAATATCTGGCTTTAAAAATAAGAAAAATATTTTTTTAGTAAAAAAATCATAAAAACTATTTCTGTAGTGATATAATGATACAACATCATTAAAATCATCATTAACTCCAAAATTATTATAACTTCCAATATTTATTATTTTTAAATTGTTAAAATTTTCAATTTTTCTAAAAAAATATCTTGAATCATATTTTTTTATTGGAAATGATGATATTAATAAAATTTGTGCATTCGCGTTTTGTGATATGTCTGCCATTTTCTCATAAATAATATCAATATGTTTTTCCACTAATTTTATACTATCGATTTGATTATATATTTTATAATTAATATTAATTATATTTGTAATTATTTTGTCAACATCATCTTTAAAATTAATTTTTACTTCAATTATTTCATCCTCAAGCGAAGAATAATTTATTTTAAAAATTTTTAAAGAAAAATCTTTTAACTGAGTGTCCATAAAATTATATTTTAACTCATTCAAATAATAAACAAGTAGTTTTTTTATATGATTTATTGCATTATTATTTTTTATGAATGTATAATTACTAATTATTATGTTGATATCCATTGGTTAATATAATATATAAATAAATTTTTAAATGTGTTGTGTTATTTATAAAAATATATAAAATTAAAAATGATTAATTATCGAATTTTTAATATACAAATTGTTTACTTATTATTTGTAAACGATTTTCATACAAATCGCTTCATTATTATTTAATGTTTTTGAAAAATTATTCGCTTGATTTTTTAAATTCATTATATCTGTCATATAAGCTTCATCATACCATTCACATATTTCTTCGTTTTTTTTTAATATTGTATCTCTTATTGACATATATATTTCATCTAATTGATTGATATCTAAATGATATTCTTCTTTAATACTTTTTGATATCAATTCTCCAAATTTTTTTAATTTAATAGCATCTTCTTCTTTTATATTTGCTTCCATTTTATTGTATTATTTATGTTAATATGCTATTTATATTTCAGTTTTCAATTTTTTATTTTTTAGCTGATTTGGGTTTCTTTTTTTCGTTAGTTGTAGAAGAAGCAGCAGCATCATCATTGTCAACTATTTTTTTAGCTTTTTTGGCTTTTTTTTCAACGACTATTTTTTCCACATCATCGTCATCATCTTCTTCTTCAGTAGTTTTTTTAGACTTTTTTACTTTTTTAACTTCGGTTTCAACCTCTGCATCATTTTCAATGACAACTTCTTTTTTTGTTTTTTTTACTTTTTTTACATCAGAATTAACAACTTCTTCTGCCTTTTTGCCTTTTTTTGATGCAGTTTTTTTTTCTGGTCTCAAATCAGCAACAACGACATCTTCATCTTCATCTTCATTATCACTTTCTATATTTTTAAAATTAATAATATCATCTAATTTTGCAATTTTATTTGTCACATCATCTAATTTGTTTTTCTCACACATTACTTTTTGATGAACATCAACATATTTCTCATCAAGAGATGTTGTGATAATTTTAATAATTTTATCTTTTTTTTCTTTTGACTCACTGCATACCTCATCTATGTACACAGCAAAATCAATCAAAGACTTTTCAATAACTTCGTCAGCTTCTTTTTTATTCATTTTAGATATATATATTAATCACTATGTTGTTAATATATTTTCAATTTTTATGAGATAATCAATTTTTATTAATAATATGTTATTGGATTCACAATTCTACTCCAATCTATATTGTAGGCATTTGTCATATGTCCATTATTTTTATATTGATTGGGTATAATGGGTTCATGTTTTTCATCAATTAGGTTAACTTTAATAGCTTCTTTTTGTTGTTTTCCGTATTTGTCATCTATAGTCAAATAATAATTAGCGAAATAATCATCCATTGTGGACTCAACCCTATCACCAAACACGTCCAAATAATAATTTCTAAGATAATTTTTATTTTCAAGTAAGGGGATATTTTGTCCCTTATAACTTGATGATTCAGTTATTTCCTTGTCTAAATTATCAATAATTCTGTCATATTCCTTATTTTTGTATTTTTTCTTTATTATTGGCTTATTATTGTCGAGAGTTGATGCAAAATCACCTACACATTTGGAATAAATTTTATTTGAAATATTTTTAACATTGTTAGCATCTTTTGTGTCATAATATTGATTTTTATTTTTTAGTATTTTTATTTCATCATCATTAAAAACATATTTTTTTTCGTTAATTAATTTATCCATTAATTTGCTGTAAGATTCACCTCTTCTTGTTATTTTAATATTTTTCATATCAATATTACAATAATTTTCTGATTTTGTGTTTTTATTGTTCCCGAACAGCACACATAAACACAACATAACAATTACTAATATAAAAATATACAACAACATTTTTAAACTTATATAATATATAATTACATATTAAATATACATTCTCTCTAAAACTTCATTTCTTGGTTCAGTTCTTTTTTCTTCAAATTTATTGAATGCATTAGTTATATCATCTTTATTGATTATTGTTTTTTCTTTATAACTACACAAAGCAACACGTCTTGCATGGGTATATTTTATTTCTTGTATAAATAAATCAATATCTCCTCCAAAAAATTTAAATATTTTTTTATTTTTTTCAAAAAATTTAATCATATCATGAACGTCATTATTTAATTTCCACCCCAATTTATTTATTTTATAAATAAATATTTCTGATAATTCTTTTCCACTGTATCCACTGATTTTGTATCTAAAAGGAAATCTTCTTTTCAATCCATCATTAAACGAAAAGAAATTCTCTTCAAGTTTATCCGTATATCCTGCTATAATACATATTAAATTATTTTTATTATCTGATAAACTTTGATTTAATATGTTTAAACATTCTTCAGAGTATATATCACTTTTCCCAGGCCCTGAACCAAGTGAGTATGCCTCGTCAATAAATAACACACCACCAAGTGCATGTTTTATTACTTTTTCAGTTTTTTGTCCAGTTTCACCAATATATTGTCCTATTAAATCTTGTCTTCTTGCATACACAACAGTTTCTTTTTTCAATACTCCAAGATTATATAATAATTTTGATATAATTTTTGCAAGTTTGGTTTTTCCACATCCAGGACTTCCTTCAATAGAAATATGCATCAAACTTTTATTTGATTTCTCAAAATCCATTAAATAATATAATATCATATCAATCAGTTCATTTTTTATACCATCAAGTCCAATCATTTTTTTTAGTTTTATTAAATTTCCCCTTATTTTGTATACTTTTTCTAAATTTATTGAACAATATTTACCAGAATATTCAAAACGTTTCCAATCATCACCATCTTCTATAATTTTATTTTTTTTATCTGTGTCTTCTATAATTCCTTCAATAAAAAATTCTAGTTGTCTTACTTGTTCAATGTCATCATCAATTCCTTCTTTTTTTTCTTCTCCATCTTCTTCAACACATTCATACTGAAAATCATATTTATCATTTTTAATTTCATCAGTTTGTTTTTTTATTATTTTATTATTGCAAGACGAGTTACTATATTTTTCGCTATTTTTTTTTAACATATCAAAAACTTGTTGAGCTATTATTTTGTCAAGAATATTTAATTCATCGGTTATCACGTCATTATTTTTTGATAATATTTTGCTTTCTGTTTTTTTTTTAGTCAATAAATATTTTTCATAATAATTACTTATGTCAATTAAATCATCAATTGATGTTATTTGTTTTTTGTTTATTATATCTTGTAATTTTATCATTTTTTCATCATTTTCATTGATATTTTCTTGATTTAATATTAACTTTTCCTGTTTTGTTATCAACTCATTATCTTCATCATCAGAATCTTCCAAATACGTTATATTTGAATCAATTTCTGGTTTGTTTTTTAAACCAAATAATGATGCAAGTGGTATAGTGAATGATGTTTTTTCGTCACCATTATCATCATCATCGTCATTTTTTTTTATTTTATTTTTTATTTCACTTGGTGCATTTTTTTTATCTTCTTTGTTGACATTATCAAATAGATTTAAGGTAACTTTTTCTTTATTGCTGCCAACGACTGGATCAAAAGTTTTTTTTTGTAAAAGATCGTCATTGTGATGATGATTATTTGGATAATCTAAATAACTAAACAATCCAGGATAATTTGATTGAATTTTATCATCTTCTAATTTTCGTTTTTGAGTTTTTTTTATATTATTATTTGTATTATTAATACGTTTACTTAATGCATTTATTTTGTAATCCATTTTTTTGTCCATAAATTTAATTTCTTCTTTTGTGTTTTCTAATTTTAATTCTAACAAGTCAATTTTTTTGTGAAGTAAATATTGTTCCTTTTCGATAAAACTAATACTTGCACCAGTTTTTTTATAACTATTAATATACATTCTTTCTTCTATTTTTTTGAAATCTGATCTTAAATTTGCTATTTCTTGAGGATCACAAAAATCATCTAATTCTGACATATATTAGCTATATTAAAGTTATAAAATATTTTTGATTTTAACATAATTTAAAACTTTGCTTACTATAAAAAATATTAACCATGACAAAAACATTTATTTGCTTAAACAAAAATTATTTAATTCCAACAAGTACATCATTTGACAATAAAAGTGATGCATTGTGGTATTATTTTGATAATGTACACACGAAAAGCAATAATATTAAAAAAAATATTACTTTAATGAGTTTCGATGTAAATAATGAAAATTCTCATTTGTCAGACATATATTATCACGACACGGATAGTGACAGGTTTTGTTTTTTGCGAAACAATGGAGAAAGAAATTATTTTTCTTTTAATGTGTCAAATTTTAGTATCAATGGAGAAAATTATATTAATAAAACAAGTCAAATGTCAATAACTATTGAAGAAAAAATTTCTATTGAAAATAATAATAAAAAAACACAACAAAAAGCAACAACCAATGCTGATAGATATAAAAATGTTGCCGAATCATTTTTATCGTTCGATTCATCCCACAATGACAATAATATTATTGTCAATGCAGAAAAAAATACTGAACAAATTAAGTTAAAAATTGAAAATAAACCTAAACAAGAAAGTGTTGCAATTTTAGAAGAAAGTAAAAAAAGTGTCACAATCAATGATGATTTTGATGATATAATTATTATAAATGACGATATTGATATAAATAATTATAAAAATAAAACACCGACCCCTATTTCAAATATGAGCAGAACAACAAGTATCGAACCTGTTTCTGTTCCTGATTGTGATGCAAAAGATTTAATTACTAATAACATCACGGACGGAAATAATAGCAAGGAAAAAATAAAACAGATGATTGGTGAATTGACGGAAGATTATTTTTTATTAAAAAAAAAAGATAAAATTGAAAATGAAAAAATAACAATATTAAATAAAAAATTAGAAAAATTAGACACAGAAAGAAAAACTAATATATTTTCAAATTTAAGAAAAATGAGGGACGAATATTTACAATACAAAAAAATGAAATTTCGTGATTCAAATTTTACAATTGAAAGGAATGATGAAGATATAAATGTTCCTCATATTTTTACAAAAAAATATAATTTTATTAAGAAAGCATGTGATAATGAAAAAGTAAAAGATTTATTCGAAAAATCACTTCAAATAGATGTTGAAAATTTATTTTATGATTTAAATATAGAAAGTATTGATAATAATATTTTACTTCTTTGTGCCAGTTATGGTGAATTAAAGAAAGAACTTCATTTAAAATTTGAAAGTGATTATGACTATCTTGAGGAAGAAATTACTGTTCAAGGAAACACAATTTAATTTTACAAGAAATAATATTTATTAATAATTGATTAATAATGATTTATCAGAAGTATTGTCTCCCCAAAAATGTAGAGATTCGTCATGCATATATTTCAGTATAAAAGATATAACACTAACTGATTTAAGTAATGGTTTTTTATCAATTGTTACAATTGAGTCATCAATTTGAGTTTCTTCATTTGATGACGGAACATCATCAACAACATTTTCTTTTATTTTTTTTACAATGAATTTGTAATAATCAAAAAACATTTTTTTAGATTTATCAGAATCACAACTTTTGCCATCAGATTCATCATCAGAATCTATTTTTTTTTCACATAAAATAGATATATATTTATCGTTCATAATCCAATTTAAATTATCAAGTCCCAATATTTCTAATGTTTTTATTAAATAATCAATATCATTGATAACATTTTTGTGGACGTAATGATTTTTATCGCATCTCCTTTTGGAAGCTTGTTTGTGTATCATACATAGGTGTCTGTGGTTGCACATTTTATAAGAAGATGTTTTAAAAAATAATTTTACATGTAAATTTTGATAAGTTTGGTTTTTTCCTGATGATATAAAATATTCCGAAGCTATTTCACATAATTTTTTAATTTGTTTAAAATTATTTACAAGTTCAATATATTCTTCTTCGTTGTATGAAACTCTGTCAGCTATTGTACTTCCTCTATTTTTAATATCTTCTTTTAAATAATTTGACATTTCTTTAAGAATATAAGATAATTCTGATAAATCATCTTTGTCTAATTTATCTTTATCTTTTATTGCTTCACAAAAATTTTTTGCATAATTTAGTTCAAAAGGTTTCTTTTCTTTCTTGATTTCTTCATTAATAAATATAGACGGAAGAACTTCATCTATTTTTTGCACTTTGTTGCGTTTTTCATGTTTTATAATGGATTCTTCGTTAAATAATTTAATAGAATCATCATCATCGTATTTGGTATTGCTAATGTTCCAGTCACAAATTTTGTTCATTTTGTTATAGTTAACTATTACGATTTGTGTTTATATTAATTTTATATATATATTATTTGTATTTTTCAATATTTTTTGACTATTTAAGGGCAATAACAGGCATTAATGTATATATTGATACATATGTGCCATTTTTTATAAGGATTAATTATCAATTTAAAAGTTTATACATTAATTAATATAACACAATAAATGCAAAATACAACTATAACAAATAATGATGATGTCGCCAAAGCTCTGCAAAATATTGGAAAGAAAAGCAAAGATCCTAAAATAACAAGTGCTGCAACAAAATATGTTAAAAAAAATTATGAAAAAAAGGAAGATTGTAAAGAAAAGAAAAAAACACAAACAGATAATCTTACAAAAGATGAAATTAAGGATTTGTTAGAAGATTATAATAAAGTGACAGATATTAATGAAGTGCATATAGGAACACATTTAAGATATTTTACTCTTATTGCTGGAGAAAATAAATTTAGAAGAGGAGGTAATTTAAAAATTATAAATAATGATGAACGTTATGTAATATTAAAAAATGCAACTGGATACGAATGGAGTGTTCAATTAAAAGACACATCATTTTTTAAAAAAATGACAATGAAAGATATTAAATGTGAATATGATGATATAATTATGGATTTAAACAGCAAAGTCAAAAAATTAAAAGCAGAAAATAAACTTTTGAGTAATAAAGTTTTAACCTATGAACAAAATATGAAACCCGTTGCAAAAAAAACACCTGCAAAAAAACCTCCAGCAAAAAATACTAAAAAATAAAAATAAAAATATAAGTTGTTAATGTTCAGTATTCACATTTTTAATTATAAAATATGAATATGTGTAATATATTTTTTATTTAAAAAACTAAGTATTAATATTTTTATTAATACAATGAATTTTTCAGAATCTGAAAAGATAATTTATGACAATAAAAAGGACAACTTATATCTTGTGTTATATAGATTAGGAAAGGGGTCATTTTCTCAAGTGTGGTGTTCTATCATGATAAATAATTTTGCCAACACATTAAAATTAAAAAAAGAATTTTCATTCAAGTTTGTTGCTCTTAAAATTAACTTTTATTCAAGAAATGGAAATAATTTATATGAACTTAAAAAAGAAGTGGGAAAAATGAAATCTATGAATTTACACGTAAATGAACCATTTGATAAAAAATATAATAGTAAAGATCTAGTTAATGTTCCATTAAGTCATTTTAATTACATATTTAAAGGAAAAAATTATTACATCATAGTTTATGAGATGGGGATTTGTGATATTAAAACATATTTTGAAAGAATGGAAAAAATAAATGTAAATTTATTTATGTATGCAATGTTTAAAATGGCCAAATCAATTCAATTAATACATAAAAAAGGATATGTTATTAACGATATCACTCCAGAAAATTTTGTTGTTTTTGGAGAAGATGCAAAGCAGACAGAAATAAAACAGTATTTTATAAAAAATATTTCAAATAAAATAAATAATTTACACAAAATTAATGAATGTTTTTCTTCCACTAAAACAAGTAAAAACAAAAAAAAGAAAAGAAATAACCCAACAAAAGGTATAACACTTAATTGTAAAAAAATAACTGAAAATTTATTAAATTACATTGAACCAGTCAATAAATTATTTGACTCAAATTACATAATTTCTAATGTTTTTTCCAATGAATATACTAGTAAAAACAACGATGATGACAGTGATGAATATAGTAACGAATACGATGAAGATAAAGATGAAGATGAAGATGAAAATAATGATGAAGACGAAGATGAAAACAACGATATGTCAAGTTATGCAACAAGTATCGATGATAGTGACGAAGAAATTGACGATGATAGGGATGAAAATACTGACGTTTCGTCAGTGTCCACAACATATAAATATTATAAAATTGATATTAACGACAAGCCAAAAAGTATAATAACAAGTTATATAAATAATATTGATAGTTATATAAAAAATAAATCAAAAGACGATGATGTGATATATGATAAAACAAAATATTACAATGAAGGAAGTAATGACAATAATTCAGATGAAATAAAAATGAAAGAATTGATTGATAATAATGAATTTAAAAAATTTGATGTCAAATTGATTGATATAAGCAAATCAAAAAAAATTGGAAAATTAATTGGATCACATCAGCTAAGATATTATCGAGCACCTGAAATAATACTTGGATATGATTATGATCACAAGATTGATTACTGGTCTCTTGGATGTAGTTTGTGGGAGTTATTAACAAATAAAATATTAATTAATATTGAGGAAAATGAAAATATTAAAAAAATAGATGCTGACATCATTAATCTTCATAAAATAATTGAACTTTTTCCAGATAAAGAAGATGAACTAATTGATATGATAAAAAATTCAAAAAGAGCAAGAAAAATATTTGATACACAATCTAATATATTGAAATTCACTTATCTTAATAAAAAAAAAATTAATTGTCTTAATACTGTTAATATTATCAATGATTCGTGTAAATTATCTCATGATAAAACACAAACTATAATCAACTTTGTTGCCAAATTATTACAAATAAATCCTCAAAATAGAATAATTGATCAAAATATTTGATCAATCATAAATTTCTGTTAAGTCCGAGAAGTATTTCTCCACTTGATTTTACATTATTATTTTTTCTACCAGAACGTTTACGTTGTTTACTATTATTATTGTCGTTAGGTATATATTTTTTACTTCCACCTTTGTGTTTTTTTTTTTCACTATATCCACCATGCCTATTACAACATTCTGGGGGTCTATCATAATTATCGCATGTTTTAATATCTCTTCCTGCTATATAATTGTTAAATTCGTTTGAATCGTGCATTGCTTGTTGTTGTTAAGTTTTATTGTTATTTAAGACTATGAATAAATTTAAATTTCAATTTTTTTTAATAAATATATTCATATATAAATTTGTTACTGTATATAAGGTCATTATTGTTCTTTTATATATGATATTATATCAATTTGTTATTGTATATAAGGCTATTAATGTCCTTTACACTTGTCATTGATAATATTATTATAATTCATCTATACCATCACCTTCTCTCATTTTTATACCATATATGTATCCATTAATACCTTTATCAATTTTATATTCATTTTTTTCAAAATACTGCATTACTTTTTTGTGAGATGCTGTATTTTTTGTATTATAGCATTGTTGGAACCATTCTTTGAACTGAGACCAGACAAGAGTTTTTTCAAGTTTTGAGTTTTCGTCTTTCTTGAAGTTATCATTGAAAAATTCATTGTAAACGTTAGAATCATTTTGATATTTATCAGTTGCCATTCTCACAGAATCTGGAATTAATTTTTCCAATCCTCCGTTCTTTTTGTAAACTGTATAGTATTTAGTTAATAATATCCAAGCATGTGCTTGCTTCCACTTTACTAATTTTTCTCTTACATCTGGGTCTCCTTTTCTTTCGTTGGGTTTTTTAGGATTACTTTTAAATACAACTGGAAAATCAACTTTTAAAATTCTTCTCCATGTGCCGTTATCATCTGATTCAATTTTGGGCTCAACATTCATTGCTGCAAATAATTTGAACAAAGGAACATATGTGAACGGTTGTCCATACAATGGTCTCGCTGGAATTTTATCCTGCCCCGTCATACTTTTCATTAATCCCAAATGAAATTTATCATTTTCGTCTATTTCTTGAAAACCCAAACTTCTGATGTCAAATTTATCTGCAAGTTCTGGTGTTGCATTAGAACTCCCAGTTCTTTTTTGTGTAAATATTGTTGGAGATATTGTATCGTAATATCCTCCAGCACTTCTATCACCAAAAGTTTCATTAACCAAGTCAATATATGTTCCTTTTCCGTTACTTCCCACACCAATCAATAATACCATTTTTTGATCTTTATTTCCCCCTTCAAACATTGAAGCAGTATAACATTTTAAAAATAAATTAACATCTTCATCTGGTTGTATTTTGTCATAAAAATCTTCGACTTCTTTGACTTCTGAACTATCTTCATCAAACTCTATAAAATTATATCCAACAGTCTTGCTCACTAAATCACTTGGTTCTCCAATTCTTAATTTACCGGTTCTCAAGTCAAATATGCCATTATTAAATCCAAATATGTATGGGTTTCTATTTAATGAATGTATAAAATCTTTTTTATAAAATAACAACGCTGCCTCAGAAATTATTCTGTCCTTGAATGGTTTATTTTTTAAATTTTGTATTACGCGATGTATTTCTTTTTGTTTTACTGAATACATATCTTTTTCTTGCTGTTTTCCTTCAGTCATTTTTATGGTAAATTTGTGATATAATTTGCTAAATTCGTTCGTAACTTCTCGTGAAATTAAAAGAGATAAGCCATGTGCTTTTTGTGTTATCTGCCATATATTGTCACTGAATTCATACCATATTCCTTTGTCCATATCTGCACAAACAAATTGATATTTATAAAATTCATGAATAATTGTGGCAACATCAAAATCTGTTTTAATATCACCCTCTTCAAGTAATTTGCTTACTTTTCCAATTTTGAATTCTCCATATTGTTCTTTGTTATCTTCTTTTGCCCACTTATTTAGTGCAGCAATATTGAATCCATCAGTAGAATTTCGTCTCATGCAATCACTCCATATTTTTTCACAACATCCATCTTGATATTTATTTTTTGTTGTTGTTTTTGAAAAAGATATGAAACAATCCAACAAAGATTGAGATATATTAAATAATGCCCATCCCACATTAATCCATAATTCATGAACGTTTGCTCTATCCTTTTTAAATAATTTTACAAGTTCTCTTGCATCGGCAATATCATTATTGGACTCTTTTGAAGTAGAATGAGAAATATTTTTTACACTTGTGTTATTTGTACTTGTGTTATTAACACTGTGTTTGTTATTTATGAATAAATCCTTTGTGTTTGGTTTACTTTTTATGTATTTTTTTTCTATTTCAATCAATTTATTCCCTGCTGATTTTCGCGTTTTAACATTTTTTGTGTCAGATTTATTTCTTATACTTAGTAATTTAACTAATTCACCGTCTGTGTATTCTTCGTGTAATTGATTTCCATCATTATCAAATATATATTTTACTTTATATGAATTTACTTTTCCGTTTGTTGTTTTTCCTGATCCGTACATAAACCAACTATTTCTGGCTATCACTGATGCGTCAAAAAAATCTTCAATACCGTTGACAAATTTATCAGTTCTTTCTGAAAAAATATCACTTTCCATAACTTCTTTTTTTACTTCATCAAATATTAAAAACTTTTCTGCTTTTTCTAAAATTAAATTTGGGTAATGTAAATGAAATCCATCAGAATATATGTTTTCGTTTTTTGTTTTTACAGGTTCACTTTTTCTTAAAAGAAATGATTTTAAAATATCACTATCATCACCAACTCTAAAATTTTTTTTTATTACGTCGTTTGTCATTTTTACTATTTTTGTATAGTCTTTTTTTTTTAACATTTTGGCTTCTTTTACTTTTACGTCATAATCAAAATATAAAGGTCCTGTATCGCACGTTCTTTCCATGATACTCATATTTCCATTGTTTTTTCCACTTTCTAGTGTCACAACATATTCATCAATAAATTTGTCATATTTTCCCGTTGGAATTCTGAAGGTATAATTACCACCACAATCATTCCAACTTTGATTTGTTAATGCATAATTTTCAGAATTTGTATTTCTTAACTTTTTAGTAAAGTTTGTGTATACACTATTTACGTCATCAGTATTACTTTTTGTATTAGTAATATTATTATTCATAATAATATATATATAATTTATAAATTCAAAATCAATTTTTATTTAAATTCAATTTTTTCACAAGTAAAAAAAAATGAATTTAAATTTATATAAATTTAAACTATAATATACCTAACAATGAAAATCTCTTGCCCAATATGCGACAATAATATGGAAATCACAAATAAGGTGTTCTCAAAAAACAATTTTGATGCAACGTCAGATTCTATAGTTTCCGACAATGATTCAGAAATTTCAAATTTACAAGAAGAAGATATACAAAATATTTTAGATAATAATATGCATAATGTCAAATTAACTTCCAAAAATTTCGATATTGATGATATTTATAAAAATCCTCATTTTAACAAATTAACTGATAATCAAAAAACTCTTATTATTAATAGAGTTGATGACAAAGTAAGTAAATTAAAAGCAAAAGCAAAATCTTCTTCAAAAGCAAGTTTTGTTGTCGCAAGTAATGAAACTGTTTACAAAAAAGATTCATATTTTTATTGCAAAACTTGCGGACATTCGTCTGAAATACCTCCCGAAACACTTGTCTTCTCGAGAGGATGCATGAGTTCTCATGTAAGTAATGCAAATGTTGATATTAATAATGTTCATGTTTATCCAATTACTAAAAAATATAATTGTATTAACGAAAATTGCAAAACTCACAAAGAACCAGGACTCAAAGAAGCAGTAATGCGAAGAGTCCCTGGTGAATATATTATTAAATATAAATGTAATGTTTGCGAATTTGATTGGGATAGTTTCGTCAAAAATTAAATAATAATAATTATTGTGATTAAAAATATTAAAAATACTTTACACACTTTCACTTTATGTACAAATATTGAATTTAATCAAAATTAATTAAACTGCATAAAAATTGATTTATATATATAAATATTATTCATTAATATATATATATGCCACCAAAGAAAGAAATCAAGAATGTACCCACCAAAAACATAGAATCTGATAATGATTCAGAAATATCATCAGAAGCAATTTCAGATGAAGAAGAACTTCATTATTTTATCAATAATAAAGAAAAAACAGGCAAAAATAATGAATTAATTACAGGAGGAAAAAAAGACAAAGATAAAGATAAAGATAAAGATAAAGATAAAGATAAAGATAAAGATAAAGATAAAGATAAAGATGACTCTGATGATGAATCCAAAGATTCTGATGCTGAATCTAAAGACTCTGATGATGAAGAGGAAGAAGAAGAAGAAGAAGAAGAAGAAGAAGAAGAAGAAGAAGAAGAGGAAGAGGAAGAGGAAGAGGAAGAAGATTCTGATGATGATGATTCTGACAATGATGATCCAAACAAAGCAAAAAAAACTAAAAAAAAGAAAGAAGAAGATATCGAAGAAGATCAAAATGTCAATGAATTTGATGAAGAAGAAAATCCAAATTTAGGATATGACGATGACGAACAAGAAGATGGAAAAAAGAAAAATGATTTTTTAAAAAATTGTTACTCAAGACATGTCGAACAAGAAGATGATTATTATGATTTAGAATTACAAGATGAAAATATTGTTTTAGCAACAAGAACTAAAATATCAAAAAATCATTTAACTAAATATGAATTTGTGAGAATTATGGGAACAAGAATAAATCAATTAAATATGGGAGCAAAACCATTAATTAAAGACACAGGAACCATGGAATCAAAAGAAATTGCATTTCAAGAACTTAAAAACAGAGTAATTCCTTTAATTATTATTAGACCAATATCAAACTCTGAACCAGAAGAATGGAAAATAAGTGAACTTGAAATACCTCAGCATCTACTTGATGAATTTTAATTTACACAACAAGTTAAAAATCTCGTTAAAATTCTCATAAATATTTTTTTTATTTAAAATAAATTTTGTTATTTAAATTATTTTATTATATAAATTATTTTTTGTTTACTTTTTGAAAATATTCCTTTGTTTCGATAATATCTTCATTTGTTATATATGAACATATTTTATCAATATTTTTGTCAGATATTTCCAAGTCTTTATCTTTCGATATTTTTGAAAAAACATATTTCAAACTAAAAGTCATTTTTTTGTTATTTTTTGCTCCCCATTCTTCTACATAATATGAATCATATTTATTCGATTTTTTTAATAAATATTTCATACTTTTTATTTTCCATTCATGCAAACTATCTGTAGGTTCATATTTTTTAATTTTTGGATTAGTTAATTCTTCAATAACTGCTTTTGTTAACTTTTTATTATCCTTTTCGTTTCCTTTTAATGTCAAGTCATGTGCTAACACTAATTTATCAAGATTAATGATTGTTTTTTTGTATTTAAAAAATTTACCATATTCTCCATTCAATAATAAAATATCCTCATCTTCATATGATCCAATTGCATTATTTCCTCCATTACTGCTATTATTATTTACAAATTTATTATCTGTTCTCAATTTCGCAATACTCTCAATAATATATTTGTAAAATAATTCTACAACATCAAATCTTTTCATTTTTCCACAAGCAACTTTATCTAAATTCTTTTCCATACTTTCTGTAAATTTATAATCCATTAATGTTGTAAAATTCTCTTCTAAAAAATTTGTTACCTTAATTCCCAATTCACTTGGAACAAATTTCTGAACTTCTTTTCCTATAACTAATTCTTTAATATTTTTAGTTATTTCATTTTTATTTTTTTTAAGATTTAATTTTACCATGTCAAGTTTTCTTCCTTCAACGTCTTCTATAATTGCATATTTTCTCACTTGAATCTTATCAATTATAGATGCATATGTTGATGGTCTTCCAATATTTAATTCTGATGGATCCATTTTTTTAATCAATGATGCATCGTTATATCTTACTGGAGGTTTTTTACAATTTTCAATTCCATTTATTTCATCCCAACTTATGTCAGCTTTTTTATATTTTTTTGAACTCATTTTTTCTTTTGCAACTTTGCCATCCAAAATTAAAAATCCAACAAAAATTAATGTTTCCATTTTCCCCACAAGCTTATATTTTGATAATAAATATTCTTTACTATTTTTATCAGAAGAACTATCATCAGAATCTTTCCTTGACATCTTTATTTCAATTATAATATCATTGTATTCTGCACTACTCATTTGTGATTGAATTGTTCTTTTCCATATTGCTTTATATAATTCTTCTTGTTGTTTTATTTCTCTATTTTTATTTGTTGAATTTGCTGACGCAGAACCTGTAACTTCTTTTACGTCTACTTTTGTTGGTCTTATACATTCATGAGCCTCTTGTGTATTGTTTTTTTTATTTTTATATTCTCTTTTGGAATAATATTCAGTTCCATGTTCTTTTTTTATATATTTTTTTATATTATCACTCGCTTCTTCTGATATATTTATTGAATCTGTTCTCATATATGTGATATGACCAGCTTCATATAATTTTTGAGCTAATGCCATTGTTTCTTTACCACTCATTCTATTCATTCTAGTCGAAGTATATTGTTGTAATGTTGATGTACTAAATGGAGGGGGTGGGTTTGATTTTCTCACCTTTTCCTTTACATCTAAAATTGAGTATTCAGCCTTTTTCATTTTCTTCAAAATTTTAACAGTCTCTTCTTCTGTATCTATTTTTATATATGTTTTATCAACATCAGTAATTTCAGATTGAGCTTTGGATTTACTTTTAGTTATTTTTTTATCTTGTGATTCATTGTCTGACAAAGGATCGTACTCTTCATCATCAATTTTCATTGATTTTTTAATGCCAACAAGTTTTGTTAATAAATTATCTCCATTTATGTTCATATCACAATTAACATAAAAATATGTAGGATTTTCTTTCTCAAAAAATGCTTTTATTTCATTCTCTCGTTCTACAACAATTTTTACAACAACTGATTGCACTCTTCCTGCTGATTTAGCATCGTACAAACCACATTGTTTTAACACTGGTGACACCCAAAATCCTGATATTTTATCTAAAACAGATCTTGCTTGTTGTGCCTGCAACATATTCATATCTATTTTTTTAGGATTTTTAATTGCATTTTGAATTTCTTTTGCTGTAATTGAATTAAAACCAACTGTTTGTTTTGCTTTGAAATTTATTCCTAATTCTTTTGCAAGAGAATATCCAATCATTACTCCCTCTCTATCTTCATCTGGAGCAAGTATGACGTTATCTTTTCCAACTTTTTTGCATAATGATTTCAATTTATTTATTTGTGCTATTTTATCTTCACATTGTTTGTAATCAGGTAAATATGTTTCCATATTAATTCCATGTTCATATTTCTCTTCATCTTCAGAATCTTTTTTTGTATTTTGTTCAGATATTTCAAGTATGTGTCCTATTGATGCTTCTACAATGTAGTCATTTCCTAATATTTCTCTTAGTTTCTTTAATTTACCAGGAGATTCAACTATGAATAATTTCGACATATATATATATGGTATTTACTAGTGTATTTCTGTTTCAAATATCAATTTTTATATTATACTGTTAATTTTGCTATATAAATTTGTTATTATCGTTAAAATTAATATTGATATTATATGGGGTTAATTTCAATTTGTCGAGTTCTTGTTATAGGTGAATATTGTCCTTTGTTTAATATTTTGTAATATATATATGCCCCAATATTTATTGTTATGTAAAATAGCATTATAAAGCCAAAAATACATATAAAAGCAAGACATGTCTGATAATGAGTTGTATCTTTTATTTGATTATAAGTTGTGTCATAAATTTTAATTACTGTCATATAATTATTATTTCCAGCATTTGCAATTCCAGGTTTATTCCATATCCAAGTATTTTTAAAAGAATTTAGATTTCCATATTTGCATTGTATCCATTCATCGCCCCATAAAAGTTCATTAATTTCATTATTATTTAAATTATATAATTTTGTCCATATTTTTGAACTTTCTTTTCCGTAAGAACAAAGCCACGTCGGTAAATGATTTTTGTGAGAATCATAAGGATATATGTCCGTATAATGACCCCATTCTCCAGCCGTTGTAATATAAGATTCTTCACTGCTGCCAGCACATCCTTCTGATTTTCCAATAAAAGTTCCATTAATTTCATCATAAATTTCTGTTTCATAAATGTACAAACCCCAAGTATTTGTTTTGCCTCCAGTCTCTAAAACGACATCAGATGACACAGTTCTTGTATTTTTGCAATATCCCTTATGAAGTTCAATATTTACAAACGGATAATAATCCAAAAAATATATTAATATTGTAAAAATTAAGCATAAAAAACTAACTTTCATAATGTTTTGTGCATTTATTTCTATTTTACCTTCATTTTCATCATTGTCATCATTATTGTTATTATTATTGTTATTCATTTTATTATAGTAATATTTGTTGTATTTTAAGTTTCAAAATCAATTTTTATTTTTGATAAATAAACGAATAAATAAATAATTTTAATAATTTTAATAATATTAATAATTTTAATAATATTAATAATTTTAATAGTATTAAATTTTGTCAGAAGTTTGATCTTCAATCGACGTGACTTGTAATCCCATAACATTTAAAGTAGAACTACACGTATTTTTTACACATTTACCCAATAATTTACCAAATTCAATAATACAAGTCAATAATAATAAAATAATAAATATTGCAGGAATAATACCAAAAATCGCAGAAAATGCAATTGAAGCTTGATAATGATCTGTTTTGTCAATTGATTCATAAGAACTACTGTATGATGGAATAACAGACATATAATCTTTTTCTCCGTGCTCATATAATTTTTCAATGTCTTCGTATTTGCATTCATACCATTCATCAATCCACAACATATCATCAACTTCCGTCAAAGATTTGCCTTCAATATCATCCCAAAAATCAGACTCAATTGATATATAAGAACATAACCATGACGGAATATATCCGTTGAATTCACGGTATGGATATGTTTTGGTAATATCACTTGTAATACCAGCACTGATAAAATAACTATTACTAAATGTTCCATAACATCCTTGGGATTCTCCAATCAATGTTCCATTAATTTTGTCATAAATTGTCGTTTCGTAATACATTGCTGCAGATTTTCCAGATGAACCTTTTGCATTATATGATGATAAAGTTTTTGTATCCATACAATATCCATCCTTTAATTCTAACTCAACAAATGGTTTATATATGAACAATGTTATCGCCAATGGTATCAATAGTAAAATAAATGAAAATAATGCCGCTCCCTTGAAACAACCAACGCATTCTTTATCATCATGTTCGTCATTTTCTTTTACCCATGCTTTTGCTTGTGTTATTTGGTTTACTTTCTTAATAATCACTTTACTTCTTTCTTAACAATCATTCATCAAAAAAATTATCAATTTTTAATGATAATGCATATTTAAATGAAACAATATTTATATTAAGACAATTTTATGAATTAAAAAAAATTGATATAAAAATATTAAGTATAATATTAAATATATATATATATGGATATCAATGCACAAGATGATTTATTACCTATAAAAAAAAGCGAAACTGAGATATTTAACAATGTTAAAGCAAATATTATTAAGATTTTTGTTAACAGAAATTTTATAAATCCTGAAAATGAACAAGACAGAATTGATAAAATAATAAAAGATGAGAACGATGATAACGAATATGTCGTAAAATTAGACAATGATGAAAATTATAATACAAAAATTCCCAATAAAAAAATATATATTAAATTTATTTTTGAAAAAATTAATTCATTAAATAAATTATCTCCAATTGTGCAATTTATTGAAAGTGTAAATGATCAATATAAATTTATTGTTGTGACTGATATTCAAACAAGAACGAAAACAACTATTGATAGAGATATGGAAAGTGATCTTATTGAAATATATCATTTTAAATTTCTCAAAGAAAATAAAATTGACAACGCAAATGTTTCTAGATATCAAATTTTATCAGAAGAAGAAAAACTTGAAGCATTTAATGCATACCGTATTAAAAAAGCAAATATGACAATTATATCTTCATGTGATATGATGGCTAAATATTACAAATTAAAAGAAGGACAAGTTGTGCGATTGATTAAACCATCAGTTGCAACATGCGAAACTCCATATTATCGATTGGTAATTCACAGAAACGAATTAATTATTAAAACTTAAATAAAACAAGACTTTGCGGCCAATCACAATAATAAATTCATTTTTTTTATATAACATTATTCATATTACAATGAATGATATTAGTATATCTGGGGCCATTGGATCATCATTTTTAAAAAAAGACAATAAAAAAATAATAATATTTTATGACGATCATTCAAACACTAAATATTGCGATTCTTCTTATTTTATTGATAATTTTTTTAGTGACGTAAATTCACAAATTAATGGATCAATAATCTTACTGGAAGAGCCTTTAGTTAATAATGACGATAATATTATTTTTTTATGGAACGATATACCACATGTCGTAAAATCTAAAGAATTTTATAAAAAAATCACAAACAAATGCAGTGGAGAAAAGGTTTGTCGTGTATTTCCAATTGATATTAGGTTGTGTTTAATTGATATATCAATAGAAGAATATTTACCAGGCAATACAACAGATCAAATTGAAAAAGATATACAATTAATATTGGATTTACAAAATATTGAAAAAATTATGGCAGAAGATTTAAAAAAAATGAAAAAAATAGAAAATATGGATATTGATGAAATAATTGATGATATTGATAAAAAAATAAATGCAGATGAAACAACACAAAATAATAAAAGATTTGCAATTCTCAAGGATAAAAAACACAATGTTCGCAAAAACAATAGACACAATAATACGACAGAAATACATAATGAAGATGAAGATGAAACTGTCGGAAATTATTTTCAATATTTTATATATTTATTTGACTGTGGAAAAATTGACACTAAAAAATTTAAAGAAAATTCAAATATTTTTTATATCAAAGAAATTTTTGATTTATACAGTAAAAATACATTATGCATTGAAACAAAAAAGAAATTTTTAACATTTTATAATAAATTTATTAAAGGAAATGAAGCAGTTAATATGAATGAATTTATGATAAAATACAAAGATATGACTTTTGAATATAAGAAAGGATTTCCATATAATAATGACGATGAAGATAATTTTATATCTCAATTTAATAGAATACATAACTCCACAATGGAATTATACGCAATAATAATAATTGACACGTCAAATTACAATAATATTATTTTATATTCAGGATATTATCACTCGAACAATATTTGCTTTATTCTTAAAAATCATTTTGGTTTTGTTGAAGAAAATAAAATTGGAGCAACTGATGACATTAATAACATTAAAGAAAATAATATTGCCAGTTGTTTAAAAATTGATAAAAATAAGGCATTGAAATATTTGGATTAAGTTATATTTTGAAAAATGAAAATTAAAAATATAATAATAATTATATTAATGAAAAAAATTTCTATAAATGGTCCAGTCAATTATGTAAAAATTGAAGGAAATAATAATAAAATTCTTCACATTTTTTTTGATATACACTATAATTTAAACGAACAAACAGAATGCAGTGATTATGATTCTGTAAATTTTGACAAATATATTAATAATTTATTGTTGACAACAAAAAAAAATATAAATTTTTTTCTTGAAATTAGACCAAATCATGAAAATTCAAATAATATTAATAATATTTACGTCAAAAAAGTTATTGATAATTTTAGTTACTTGAAAAAAAATGTGAACAATAACGTCAAATTATATTATATCAATATACGAGATTTCTTTTATCTTGAAGAAATAAATAATGATATCGGACATTTTATTGACAATATCGATGAAATCAATAGTAACACAACATTAAAACAAATTAGTGATATAGAAGATAATTTATTTATTTTATCAAGAACGAGTGAAACTTTATATAAAATTTTAAATATTTATGAAGTATTGTTGAAAAAAAATATTTCATACGATAAAGTTAATTTTGATGAATATAAATTTGTCAATAAAAATAAAAAATTTAACAAAAATTCTTTACAATATAATTCAGTTGTCCAAATTTTAACAAAATTAATGAAAAAATATAAAAATAGCAATAATAATATTATTATGAACAAACTCATCAAAGAATATTTCATTGACGGAATAATATCAATTATCAATAAATTATCAGAAATTACTGATGTTGTAAACACATTTCTTACAATGTTTGAAAATAACAAAGATGATGTTAAAATATGCAATTATTTTGATAATATCAATGATTTTAAACTTAACATGTGCATTGATGATTTATTAGATTTTAAACATGACGTTAATAAAAAAATTATAAAAGTTAGCGAAGCAATTGAAATTATTTTCTCACAATTACAAGATTTATATTTTATTAGAAAATTTATTGACAAAGATTATGTAAAAGAATCTATTCTTTATAATGGTTCAGATCATTCTATTATATGCATTTATATTCTCACAAAATATTTTGATTTTAAAATAACTGATTATTATTATGTTAATAAGCACTTATTAAGAAACGATTCTATCGAAGAAGTTAATTCTTCAATTATAGCAGCAAATCATCATAGTCATTTATATCCATATTTTTATTCAAATAACAAAAAAAACGAACAATGCATTAAAATTAATCCAATTTAATTATCATTGCTTTTCTCACTATCTTCGTTGATATTTTCACAACTTTCATCTTCTTCGCTATCTTCCGTGTCTTTTTGTTTTTTATTAATTGTACGTTTATTTGAACATGTTTTGATCATAAGACGTATACTCATTACTATTACAATGATAAATACAACAGCAATTGCTGGAACGATACATGACATTATTAAAGGGTGGTATTTGTACATATCACCCAAAATATTTTTAATAAATCCAATTATTCCAAATATTAAACCTTTTACACTTGATTTAATATCACTTACACTTCCCATTATCCCATTATCATTTTCTATCATTTCCATCATTATTTTTGTGACTTTTGCTGTTATAACATTAAATAAACATGCATTTATTATTTTATTAAAACTTAACGCATTATTAGGGTCGCTCATTATTTTATGTATATTATTAATAATATATATAAATATTGGACTGCAATAAAAAATATGTCACATAACTTATAATTTTAATTATTTGAATAATTTATTTTTCATAAATATTATTACAATCATAAAAATTATTTGCAATATATAAATTATTATCGAATTATTTTTTTCATCATAACTTTGTAGTTTATCTAAGATTTTTTTATTTTCTATAGCACATTTTTTACACGCCATTATTATAAAATATATTTATATTAAATTATATTTACTTGTGTAATTTTTTTAAAATTCATATTTTTTTGTTCTAATTCTTGGTGCAATATTAATTGACATTAATTCTTGAATTAATAGTTTAAACGCATATGGAATTACGATTTTTGTTATTTTTGTTTCATTTTTGCATCCAATGCAAACATAAGAATCACCTTTTTGTGGTACTGGTGAATTTTCTATCTTCACTATTCTTTGCGCAAACAATCCACATATATCACATACATAACATGAATATTTATCTGCTATATCTACGAAACGTTCTTTCATAAATTTACTCATTCCATATGAAATAATTGTGTCACGTTCCATCTCTCCGCATTTAAGACCACCGTCTTTAGAACGACCTTCCGGAGCCTGTCTAGTGAGCATTGTAACTGGTCCGCGTGCTCTTGAATTACCCGTCCAACATGGTTTTCCATTTTGTCTAATCATAAATACTCCAGATGGTACTTCAACACAGAATACTGCACCTTTATAGTCATATACTTTTTCTTCTTGTACATCTTGTGTTTTAGTGTGACCATGATTAACTCCTGGACAAGTCTTTGTTTTCATAACACTTATTCTCCAAATGTCATAATTATTTGTTACTTCTTTTCCTCGGATTATAACTGTGTTTGTTCCTGCTTTAATATGTAAATGTTTATTTGCTGCATATCCTGCATGCAAGCATAATCTTTGGAAATCATCTGCTAATACAGTTGATGCTGTCGAATACCAACTTGCAGTAGTTTCTTTGCAGAAATAACCATCTCCTAGTTGCATTGAATGAACTAATAGTTGAGATTGTTCTTTTGATAATTCAAAACACCATTTTGGTAAATATTTATTAGGAGCGCCAAGTGAAAATTGTTTCATATAATTGTGAAGCTGTTTGTCACAAGCTCTCAAACAATCATTTTTTACTTTAAATTCATAACCAAGTGTTTGTAATGCAGGATATAAAGCATCCTTAACTCTTTGTTTATGGACTGCTATTTGTATATTGGATTCATTTGCCCATCCTTCAGCAATCCAAATTCCAAAAAAAGTAATCCAAGAATTCATATCTACTTGTTTGTTATCATATTTATTATTTTTTTTATCTGTAAATTTTTGTAATGTTAATTGATAATTAGGAGATTCCCATTCGGCATCTTTTTTATATCTTCTTTGTTTTCCAATAATATCTTTTGCATATTCAAAATCATGATCTTGCCATTCTTGTTTTCTTCCATATAGTTTAGAAACCCACATTCTGTGTTTCATTGTGACATCGAGATCAATACTTGCATTTGAAATATGATACATTTTTCCTTCGAATTCTGGATATGAGAATATTTCTGTAGGATTTCTGTAAACAAGTTTACCATCTTCCAGAGTTGCCAATTTATCTTTCTTTTTAAATTCTCCATATTTTTTCCAACCTTTTAAAGTTAGTACTTCTGTGTCTTTTATTCTGATGCAATGCATCTTATCCATGACTAAGTGACGAAGTCTCTGATAATATGTTGGTCCAAAGAAAAAATCATGATTAATTCTATTTCCTGTAATACCACTATACATCATTTCTGTTCCATCTCTTTTGTATCCAAAACTTTCTAACGCATCCATTACATCAGATAAATTTGATTTTTTGAATGCTGTTGCATCGCATTCAATTCCTTTGAAACATGCTACTTTACCGTAAAGACATTCCATTAAATGTGCTACTGTCATTCTACTAGGAATAGCATTAGGATTAATAATAATATCTGGCACTATTCCATATTTAGTAAATGGTAAATCTGATTCATGCATTGTTAGACCTATTACTCCTTTCTGACCGTGACGCGAGTTGCCACTCCAAACACAATAGCCATTACGTTTAACGTAAATAATACCATTTTCTGGAACAGTGCAACAATAGACCTTGTTTTTAATACAATTTGCTAATTCCGGATCATTAAAATTAATATATGAATCGTGTCTATTTTCTCCAGTTTTAGTAATATTTTTATTTACTAAAGGATTATTTTGTGATTTAATAATTGTCAATCTGTATGCGTCAACTGTAGATTTAATTACATATCCATCTTGTTTTACTGACTCGTGTCCAGCTTTATATTTAATTAATTTATTACAAGACCATCCAGCATGCAAGCACAATCTCTGAAAATCATCAGCAAGTTGTGTTGATGATGTGTCATATCTTCCAGTGCCATTTTCCATAATGTGTCCATCCCCACACATCATTCCATCGATTAATATTCTACATTGTTTTTGGTTTAATTCCCAAACCCATTTTGGCAATGATTTATTAATAGAACCAACACTTAATTTTGCAAAATATTTTATTAAATGTTTATGTGTCGTTATTCTCCATGAATTTCTAATATCATCATTTGCATTGTCTTTTTGTTTAGTATAATGAATATTCATTTCTTCAAATACTCTTTCCAAATCATCTTTAACTCTTTGCTTATGAACTGCAATTCTTATATCATCACTTGCTTTTGGTGCACAACCTTCAGCAATCCATATTCCGAAAAATGTTAACCACGGTTCAATCTTATATTCTATTTTTCCTTCTTTTTTAGATTTAAATGTTATATGAGTAATTTCTTTTCCTGGATTATAATTTTCAACATTCTTTTTATATCTTTTTCTTTTTCCATAAATATCTTCTGCTTTTTCTATTTTATATTTTGTATTTTTTTCAGCGCCAACATACATTCTATGATTCTTTGTTACAACTAAATCAATTTGATTTGATTTAATTTTGTACAAATCTTCATGACAATCATATTCTTGCGTTGCTGTGGGATTGTGATATTCTAAAATATCATTTTCCATTAAGCATGCAACTTTATCCGTGGTCTTAATTTCATTAATAAATTTCCACCCACAAGTTGTTAATACCTCATGGTCAGAAGTGAGACAACAGAATTTATCACCAATCTTTGGAATACGTTCACTTCTAGTACGAATTTTAATCATATCATAACCTTCAGAGTTTTGAATATTATGGAATACTTTATCAACAATGGCGGGTTCGTGAGATTTATACATTGTTGATGAATCTTTGAAATGTTTATTTGAGCCTGGTACTGGTTGAATTGGTGTAATTTTTCCGATAATAATATCATTATTTTGGATGAAAGTTTCTTCTGGAACATATCCTCTATCATTTAATTTATCATAATTTGCATTTCTACTTCCAACTAAAGTTTCTAATTCTGGTTTTCTGAAGATATCGACTTGTGATGTGGATTGATTTCTTTCAATTTTAGAATCCCATTTTTTCAATGAAATAGATCTGAATAGTCCTCTGTCAATAGCAGTTTGATTCATAATAATGGAATCATCCTGATTATATCCAGAATAACACCCAATTAACACGTAACAATTTTCACCACAAGGTAAAACATCAGTGTGAATGTATTTTGATGCTTTTGTGTTTACAAGAGGTCTTTGTACGTTATACAAGATAAAAGTAATATCTAATCTTATTTTATAATTTGATGCATATAAAGACATTGCTTGTTTTCCTTGTGCGTATTGATAAATATTTCTTAAACCATAATTGTTATTTGCAAAAGGAATATTTGCAGCAATAATTCCAAGTAACATTGATGGATCAAATTCACAATGAGAATATCTTTCAATTAATGATTCATCATATCTATTAACAATTGGTTCATTAGTATCTGGATAAATGTTCTTTTCTCTGTTTTTCATTTCTGTTATTTTATCTAATTTAGTTGCAATTAAATGAAAATATTGCTCTTCCATATCTACATATTCAACAGCATCAGGATAGTGAGACATAAATAATTCCCATTTATTCATCCCATCATATTCTTTGTTGCTCATAATATCGTCAATCATTCTTGGTGTAGCAACAAGTTCATTTTTTTCAACACGTAAAAGAGGTCTTGATAATCTTCCAGTGTCTGTATTTATTCTTATTTCATTATAAATTGAATTAAAAGTAACACTGTTCGTGTTCAACATAATATTATTTCTTTTCATTCTTAATAATTCTGTTTGGAATTGAAAGGGTTTTTCTGTGAATCCAATCCATTCTCCATCCAAAAATACTTTGGTCAACACACTAAATTGTGCTGGCTGAAAATTATTCATGTGTATAAATATTTTATTTTTCAATATATGCTCATACACATTATAAACTTCGTTTTTCGGTGATGTTATAATTGTTGCCATTAACGCAAGATTCTTAATTAAACCAATGTTACTGTGTTCTGGAGACTCAACAGCACAATTTGACGTACGAATGGAGTCAGCAATAAAATTATGTGTTGAAAATGATGTTTCAAAATCATAAACTGGTTCTGAATCAATTTCTTCAATTGTTCTAATTTTTATTACTAAACCAAGACCCTCAATATATTTAAATTTTTTAACAAAATTTTCATAACTTTCGCATTTATTCGTACTTAACTGTCTTGCCTTTGGTTTTTTATTTTTTGCATAATTTGTCACAATTCGTTTAACAACATTATATTCGCATTTTAATATTTCCTCTATTTTTCGTGGTTTATTTCTATTTTTATATAATTCTATTATTTTGTCATAAATTTTATTCATTTTATTTGAGTATTCATTTTTATGTTTTATGTATTCCATTGTGAGTGCTGATTTTCTTCTTTTTTCATTACAATATCTAAAATTTACAATGTCTGAATATTTTTCTAAATTTTCATAAGTTTGTGAAAAACAAATTGCACATGAATATTTTTCATACTTATTATCATCATCATCAGTTTCTTCTTCTTCTTCTTCTTCTTCTTCGTTATTATTTTCATTTTTAACTCCATAATGCATTACTTTATTTTCAATATTAAATTCTGTTATAATTTCTGATATTTGTTTTAAATAATTTAATGTATCATCTAATGTATTCTTGCTGCATATTTGTCTTACACCTCCGCATGATATTTTATATGTGTCAACATATTTATTCATTGATAATCTGCATCCATCGCCAGCAATAAATCCGCTTATAAATTCCCTTTTAATTCCATTATTTGCATTCATAATCCATTCTGGCATTTTTCTTTTCATTTCTGTTTTCTTTCCTTCAAATGCTCCCAAATGATACATTAAATATGCAAATGGTCCATTTTTAGATACTTTCCATGTTTTATACACTGTGACTTTTCCATTGTTTTTATCTGTGTATTTTGTTATTGATCTGCAAATGCATGGAGTTCCAAACCCAAGTTTCATTATGTCATCCAATAAATCAAGAGTATCTTTTTCTTCTCCCACTGAAAATTCGCAATCATAATAATTTTTATCTTTTCTTTTTCCAATATGCCCATCAGTGACATTTAATCCAATCAATCTTGCAAGAATTTCTAGTTTATTTTGTGGTATTTCTCTATCTAAATATCCTAATTCAAGTAATTCAAATCTATATTGTTCAATGATATCTTCTTTTTTAATAATTAATTTTGTTTCTTTGTCCAAAGGAATATATTTTGGAGCATGCCTAACAATTAAATAATTATCCGTTGTCATTTTTCCAACTTCAACCATTTCATATTTATCACCAACTTTTGTTAATAATTTATGTTCTGGCGTGCATTTAATTTCTCTTCCTGATATTGTTGTTACTTTTAATAGTTTATCGCAATCTTTCTTGAACCAATTTTTAATTGGTGTAGTTATTTCTGTCATTGTTTCTGTATCTAAAGTAATAACAGAATCTCCATCTTTTACATCTTTTATTAATTTAATAGAACTATCTGCCATTAATATTTCTGTATCTCCAGTCAAACATAAATATCCGACTTGAGATGGGTGATAATGTCTTGGGCCTGTAAGTTTCATTGTGCTTGATGATGAACCTGAACTGGCATCAACTCTTCTCAAAAAAGAAAGTGCTTGTAAAAAAGTTAATCTTTGATACATTTGGGCTACACCTTTTTTCTTGCCCCAATTTCCAGTCATCATTGCTGATTTAATACCTTGTTCAATATTTGATGGTTTAAGTTTTGAAATAATATTAATAGGATTTGAGTGATTTGAGCCAGTTCTTTTTTTATGAAATTTATTGCATTCGTTAAGATTCTTTTTAAATCCTTGTTTGACAAGGTCAAATGTTAATTCTCCCTGAGTATCAATTCTTTTATTCACAAATGAATCTCTGTCATCAGGCGGATAATCTTTTCTTCTAAGATATGTGTTTAATAATTTATTAATCATATATCCTAAAAATAAAGCCTTCGTTTTCAATACATCATTGTGTTTATCTGTATCAATATGAGGCATAAATGCATTTCTCAATAATGCAAATAAATGTTCTTTCTTTTCTGTTTGTTGTAGTTTTTTATCACCATTCATGTATTTTTTGACTACTCTTAATTTATTCATTAAACTTAATACTGCATCTTCTTTAGTTGTAATTGATTTTTTCCCGTCTTGTTTTGAATTATCAATAGCAAGTTTAAGTATATTTATCATTTCAGTGTCTTTTTCGTTGTAAATAATACAATTCATAATTTCTCTGTCAGATTCTAGTCCAAGTACTCGCATTAAAACGAACACTGATATTTCGTTCAATATTGGAACTTTAATATTTATATTTGTATATCTGTCAATTAATATTTCTATTGACTGCATCATGACATTTGGGTTATTAGATTTTGAGTTTATTTTTACTTTGTAATTTTCGTTATCTCCGTCTTTTTTGTAAAATACGATTGGTTTATTTTGAATCATTCTTTCTAAACATAAAATTATTTTTTCAGATCCATTGATAATAAAATAACCACCAGGATCATATTCACAATCTTTGCTTTTATGATTTGTGTTACTCAAAGAGCAATATTTAGATCTAACCATACATGGTAAAATTAAAATTACTTCATTTTTGGCTTCACCAACAACTTTTGTTGATATTGTTTTTCTTGATGATAAATCATATACTTCTTGAATTTGTTGAATATTTCCAATAATTTTTAGACTATAAGTCATATTTGAGTCTCTTGCTTCGTGAGGATACAATCTTCTGATTCCATCTTCTTTCAAAGGGGGTCTTACAAGAATATTACTAAATTTAAATCTATATCTGTATAAAATATTATCAATTCTGTTTTCATCGAATAAATTTTCACTTGTTTCCAAATAATTTACAATATTTACTATCAACATATTATAAGAATTATGAAGATGTTGATACAAAATGTATCTGTTATCGAAAAATGCATCGGTCAGTTTATCGACCTTATTTTTCAAGGTTGTGTTGTCTATTTTGCCATGTTTAACAATTTTGTTGTCGGTCATTAAATAATGTACTATATAGTTTTATGCTTATATTATTTTATCATCAATTTTTATTATGGTAAAAAGAGTTGTATAATATTATACAACTTTAAACTGGGTTTTATTCAAAACTAGCATTATTAAATATATGTAATATTTACTGCTATTTATTGATTTTTTTTATAAAAATATATTTAATTAATTAATTTTCTTTTTTATTTTCATCATTGTTGGTGTCATTATTTTCTTCAGATTTTTGTTCAATATTACAATCTTCTTCAATTATTTTATTTTCTATTTTTTGTGTTATTGGATTTTCTCTTTCTTCTTCCTCTTCCTCTTCTTCACCATCCTTATTTGTTGAACATAAATAATTATCAAGCGATGAAAAATTTTCGCTGATGTATGTTGAAATATGTGATTTATGTAATTTAGTCATGTCTGGTATTTTATTTATTAAATCGCTGTCAAAATCATTTGTTAGTTTCGTAAAAGCCGGAAAAATGTTTTTTTTAACAGAAGTGATTAATGGTCCATAAAATAATCCCAAAAATAAACTAAATGATATAAGCAATTTACAAATAAATTTTAAAATTTTATTTTTATTTAAACTGTCCATAAATTCCAACATGTCTGGCCTCATGTTTTGAACACCAAACATTCCCAACATGCAAGTAAAAGACATAATTACAAATGTTACTTGCCAAACAAACAACATATAAATTAATCCAAGCATCAATGAGTAAAATCCAAGTAGACAAAAATTTATTTTTTTAATTGTAGTTTTTTTTCCATCTTTTTTTACTTTTTCAATTTCTGTTGTGCACATGTCATTAATTAATCCGAAGAAAAATGTAAATAAACCAAGCTTAAAAATTATTTTTATTATTAGTGTAAAATCCATTATAATATATATAATATATTATATATTTAAAAACTTTCGAATTATAATATATATTTATAGGATATGAGTGACAATAAAATATTATGTGAAGATGAAAAAAATAATAATGAAAATATTGAAGGTGAGGATGAAGGCGAAGTTAAAGACTTTGTGTCCATAATGATTGATATGTTGAAAATTGGATGGAATTTATTCAAAGAAGTGATGATATTTATTTCAAAGTTTTGTTGTATGGTATTTAATTTTTTAATGGGAAAAATTAGAGAAAGTAATTCAAATGTAAAAAGAGAACTAAATAGCAATAACAATAGTAATAATAGCAATGCATTATTTACCAAAGATCTTGTTGAAAATAAAATGAGATATATTTCAAGAAATCAAGATAATAGTGAAATAAAAGATATACTTGGAATTGATTCGAACGTTGTTCATAAAAATAATAATAAAAATACAATTTTTTGTGAAAATAAATCACAAAGAAAAAATAGAATTATAAACAGAAAGCCAAAAAAATATGCAAATACAGATACAGATAAAATATGTGAAATTTTTAATATGAATATTTAATTTCCATATTTTTTTAAAATATGTTGTTTGAATCTGTATTCTTTTTTATAATATTTTGTGTGTTCTTCTTCTGTCATTTTGTTAACAATGACACAATTGTGAGCGAATACAATAAATGATATATAATGTAAATTTTCATTATCTATTTTACTTTCGTTTTTTATTTTTTTGACATCTTCCTCATGGATAAAGCCAGCATTGACAACATCAACAACTTGTTTAAATATATTTATAATGCTATTTTTAGAATCAAGACCAGAGTCTATTTTGTATCCATATAGTTCTGAATTTGACCAATATGATGTTTCTATATCTTCTATTATATAAATACCACCTTCTTTCAACAAATGGTTAAATAAATAATTAAAACTGAACAATTGATGTTCAGGGACATGACTTCCATCGTCTATTATAATGTCACATTTTCCAATTTTTTTTGTTATATTGTCTAAATCGTCAGTTTTACTTTGATCTCCAGTCAATTCATAAATATTTTTGCGATCGAAATCTTTTTGTGCATTTTTCAAGTCCAATCCATATATTTTTGAATTATCATTAAAGTAATCCCTCCACATTTGTAATGATCGACCGTCATCTATTCCAACTTCCAATAATTTAACATCTTGATTTTTATATGGTTTGAGCAAAAAATTATAAAATCTATGGTATCCATGATGTGTTAATTTATCTGTCTTATATTTTATTCCTGCGTCATAAAGTTCATTTCCTGATTTTTTATATTCATATTTATTTTTATGCTTGTGTTTATTTTTTCCCCCCAATTGATTACTATAATTTATTAATATTTCGTACATTATTTTTATATAATATTCAAATAAAATTTTTAATTTATTTTCCAATTAATTTCTGTTTTTCCAAGTCCTACCAACAAGTCATTAATTTGTTTAAAATGATTCAAATTATTAAATGATGGATAATGTCTAAATGGTTTGTTTGTAGATAATCCAGATGGATGAGATGATATAATACTATTGTCATGATTGTCTGCATTATTTTCCATCTTATTGAAAGCATCTTTTCCCTAGCCCAAGTTTACTTGGCAAGGTTGCAGACTTTGTCTGACTACCCACGCAACGTAAACTAATTCATCACTTATTTGTGAAACACTGTTTATTAATTTATTAGTGAATTCTTCCCATTCTTTTATATGAGAGTTTGCACTTTTTTTCTTGACAGTTAGCGATGAATTTAACATTAATACACCTTGTTTTGCCCAATTTTCTAGGCAGCCATTTTTGGGCATTTCTTCAATAATATTATTTTTAATTTGATTTTTTAATATATTTTGAAGAGATGACGGAATGGGGCATCCAATTGGAACTGAAAATGACACTCCAGTTGCTTGAGGATAAAATTTTTTATCTTTCACGTGGTAAAATAAACTATGATAAGGATCTTGTCCTATCACCACAACAGAAACATTTTCTGGATCGCACAAATAAGTAAAATAGAATAGCTTTTCATGAATTGGAAACACATCTTCTTCAGTTTCAGTAATTATTTTGTAATATGAATTTTCCATGTCAGTAAATATTTTTTCTGGTATTTTATAAAATACTTTTAACCATGGTGGACTTATTACATCAATAAATGAATATTCATTAATTTCTCTATTGAGATCGTCATAATATTTTTTTTTGAATTTTTTGTAATATTTTTTATTTTTTTTTGTAATTTTATTTTTTTCAATTTCAATAATTTCATCATCAATAATTTTTAGTTCTTTGATAATTTCTTTTTCATCAATTACTTCTTCTTTATTTATAATTTCTTTTTCTTCGTTTTTAATTTTTTCTTTATTAATAATTTTATGTTTACTTGATGCTTT